CTATCTTTACATAGTTTTATTATTGCTTCGTATTCAGCATTTTTGTTACACACTAAACAACCAGCAGACCAAAATTGTATATTTTCACGCTCTAATAAACTTCCTTTTCTGTAAGTTGAACCGTGAAAATTAGTATATATTACACCACTTTGTACTTTTCCAAGTTCTTCGCTTTTTCCATCCATATCACCGTCACGATAATATAAAATTTCTTTTCTGCTATGTTGCCTTAATGCTGCCATTTTACGGTTGTGTAGTCCGTATTTATATACGTCATAATACCACTCGTCAGACTTAATAACCGCAGCACCTACTCTATTATACTTTTTAAAACCACCTTTTAAAATACTTAAACCTGGATTAGTAGTACCAGTTGTTACAGTCACAAAGTCAGTACCTTTGTAAATGTAAAATTTGTCATCAAACTTGTTTGGCTTGTCTGCTTTACTTCTAACTGCTAAGATCCAATATCCTTTTGGAAATTCATTAAAACTTTTTAATTCTTGTACTTTATCTAATAATTCCTTATCTGTATACTTTCTTACCATTTTTTGTTATATAAAATTTACGTTTCCTTTTTAACTTTGTATTATCTTTTAAAAGTGCTTTATTTTCTATTTTAAGCTTGTGTAGTAGACTATCATTAACAATTCTAATACTATCTATATAATGTTCTGCTTCACACGTTGTAGCGTCTTTATTCGTCTTTTTGTCTTTAGGTGTAAAGCTTGGTTCAAAAAAAGAACCTACTGCACTAATTATAGCTACTATTATAAGAGTCTTGTTTTCCATTTCATTTTTCTTTCAATTCTTCATTTCTTTTTTTTTCAAATACAATATCTTGTAAAATAATTTTATCGTGCTTTCTTTCTTCGTCACATTCTTTTATTCGTTCCTTCGCTTCAAGCAGTTCATTTTCTTTTGAAGTTAGTAAATATTTTCCTAACCAAACAAAACCTAAAATTACGACAATTAAAATAACACTAAAAGGTGTTCTTAAAAATTGCTTAAAACTAATATTAAAAATTTTTTCTTTCATCTTCTCTCTCTATTCCAACTAACATTTGTAAAATTGTATAACCAATTATTAACACACCACCAAATACCTTATAATAAGGTGAATTTAAAATTAAAGATGTTCCAGTAAGTATAGCACTACAAAACACCAATAACCCAAAAAAATATATATGGTTTTTATTCATTTCCTTGCCATTCTTCCGTTTGTACTATTTCAAGCATTTCTGCGTGGTCATATTGACCAATAGGTATTATAAATTCATCTTCTATAAAAGTTGGTACGTCATTCCAACTTAAAATAAATTTAGTGAAGTCTACTGAACGTCTTACCGTTTCATTACTTGTTTGACCTACTTGTTCAAAATCTACTTTTGGAAGGTCATCAATACTAATTATAGCATATATTTTAAAATTTGTTTTCATCTTCTTTTATTAAGTTGGTACGTCTGTTTCATAACTTGCAGAATTATACAAAGTTCCATTTACACCACCAACGGCAGCAGTTAAAGTTGTACCAGTTCCACCGTCATTATCACCACAACGCCACCAGTCAGTTAAATTTGCGTGTCCTGTTAAGTCACCTGGAACACCACTATTATAAATTGCAGTAACTTCGCTTTGTGAAAGTTCCTTATCATAAAAAGAAATTTCATCTACATTACCGTCAAAATAATTATTATAGCTTGAAGCACCGTTTTGGTGTCTACCGATATTAAAGTTACTTGTTGAACTGTTTAAAGTTGTTTGGTTTGATCCTTGTGTATTTGTTTCTAATACACCATCTATATATAGATTACATTTTGCTGCGTTTGGTGATAAGCTACCGTCAAAAGTTAATACAATATGATACCAAGTATCGTTAGCAAAAGTTACTGCTAAACTTGTGTCTTTCCACATTACATTGTTGTTTAAATAACAGTCAAGTCTATTGTTACCTACAAATCGAATATAAAATTGTCTATCTGTTCCAGCACCACTTTGTGAAATTGGTACTTCATTATTTGTTACGTCATCACGTTTTGCCCAAAAAGACCAACTTGCTACTGCACTACCATTTAAAGAAGTTACATTTCCAAGTTCTGCATACATATTTACACCGTCAAAATTTACTGAATTAGAATTAGTAAAACTTGCAGACTCTAAAACAGTATCACCAGCAGCACTACTACTGTAAACTGCACCCCAATTATTTGTGTTATTGGTAGAACCTTGCCCCCAACCATTTGTGTTATTTTCAACACCTTGCCCCCAACCATTTGTGACTGCCATAATTTTATTTTTAAGTTGTTATATCACCGTATAAATACCATTCATCAGAAGCTCTTTTAATTAATGTAGCAACACCATATTGAGCAGCAATTTTTGTTTTACCACCACTTGACCTTAAAGTAGCACCAACTAAAGCTGCAATTCTTAATTGACCAGCACCATATTGTGCTAATTTTATTTCTGTTCCAATAGGAAAAGCAACACTACTATTTAAAGGAATTGAAAAAGTCTTTGTTGCTGCGTTATTTAATTCGACTAACTTGTTAGCGTCTGTTAAAACAAAAGTATATGTATCTGTTTGAGTATTTACTGTAAAACTTTTTAATTCAGCACCAGTTAAATACTTAGTATCATAACCACCAGCACCGTCAGACTTACTTATAATAAATAAATCCGTGTTTTCAAGGTTACTTCCTTTTGCCGTTAATTGACTTATTTTCTTGTCTGCCATTTTGCTTTAAATATTTTTTTAACTTTAGTATGTTAATTTTTTTTGGATTGTAATTCTTTAACTTCCGTGTTTTTTTCATATATACCAATTTCCAGTATTTACATTTCTTTGTGGGTTTACGTCTGCATTTGTGTTAGAAGTGTATTCTGGAAACAATGTGCTATTGTTACATAAATAGTCTACACATCTCAAAGCATAATTTTCTGCTATTTTCCTTTCTGCTTCAATAAGTTTTTCAAGTTCTTCTTGACCTATTACAGTAGCATTTTCAGAACTATGTTTAAATACTCCTTTGTTTGAAATAGATACCGTACTAAATGGTAAATATTCAACCATTGAATAGTGTACTAACATTGGTTTAACATAGGTGTTTACAAGTGTTTGGTAGTTACCAGTTAAAGAACCAGCAGCAATATCACTTTTAAGCTTTTCAAGTAAGTCTGTACCTAAAAAATTTAATATGTGTATTTGTTGTGCAATATAAATAAACTGTAAGAACTTATCTTGGTCTACATTACCATTTAAAGCAGTATAGCGTGTTATGTCGTTTCTTGATATTAAAAGTACGTTTGCCATATTAATTTTCGTTTACTGGTGTTGTAAAATTTCTTGGTTTTATAAAACCTCTATTTGTCATTTCTCTTGGTCTTTTCGCTACTTTACTATCGTTTTTTAATACACCACTTTTTGGATTGTAACCATATTTCTTGATTCGTCTTTGTGCTATTGGTTTAACATTTGGGTTTTTTAAATCAAGTCCAGCGTCAGCAAATTGTGCGTACACTTCACGGTTGAACCTATGTCTGCAAGAACCACCACCTTTATAAAACCATATAGAATAAGTATTAGCACCACCTTTTCCCCAACCAGCATTTACTGGTGTTGTTTCCATTCTTATAATATCTTCTTTACGGTACATTTTATTTCTTTGTATCATTTCACGACAAAAAGGTCTTGTGTTTGCTTGTACAGTTCCAGCATATCTATAACGAGTAAAAAACTTAATACCTTCTACTTCTATATCTTGTTTACTTTTAGCATTTGGAAAAGCCATACCACTTGAAACAAACTTATATATCTTTGATAAGGTGCTTTTAGCTTTGCTACCTTCGTTAGCTTTTGCTATAATTTCGTCTAATTCTTCTTCGTTGTCATAGTCTACTTCGCTTTCGTCTATTAGCACCCAATTTTCAGGTACGTCTTCACCAAATTCAGCAAGTCTTTCTACAAGTTCTAAGTCACCTTTTTCGTCTTCTTTACTAAAACTATATCCAGTTTCTTCTTCTTTTTCTTCAGCGTCTTTGTAACCGTCTAAATCTTTAAACTCTAAAGGTTGTAAAGTCCTAAAATATAAATTTAATGCAATACCATTGTAAGCTAATATTTTATCAATAGCGTCTATAATAACGCCTTGTATTGGTTTAATATTCATATTCTCAAAAAGAATACTTGCGTTTTTTAATTCTTCAGCATTTGAACCAAAACCATTAGAAGAAGCTATACCAAAAAGCATTGGTGAAACGACATTATGACCAAGCATTATTTTTCGCATACATTCTTCACTTAAATATGTGTAGTGGTCTGGTGCGTCATTTAGTTGTATGTCATCTATTGTAGTCTTGCTTGTTTCATCACTATTAAAAGCTACAATTACTTTTTGACCGTGTGAACCAGTAAGCTTTGACATTACTTTATTTGAAATAATGTTTTGTTGTTCTTCAGTTGGAATACCATTATTGAAA